ATGAAATATGAAAGCTCTTTTGGGTCTTCAAAACCGAGATTAATCATGGTGTTTATTGTGTTGTCATTATCTATAGCTACCTTTTTGCCTATAAAAAATCTGCTCTTTAAGTTCTTTAGTATCCATTTTGCCATAGCCTCTTCCAAATTGTAATTTTGTTTGAGTGTAATATATTCAAAATGAGGTGGAGCCACAGACAGTTGTCTTAGCTCAAAAAAGTTTAAGGCATTTGGTTGCCCTGTTTTATGTAGCATTATATCTTGCATTCCTTTAAATGTATTTGGTTGTTTCTTTTTTTGCCCACCCTTCACCAGACAGATCTGCTAATGGATCTTTTATTTCTTTAATGTTAGTAACTAGGTTAGGCGCAAATCGTTGTTCTATATCTGTTCCTGTATCGCTATAAACAAAGGATTTAATAGTCCTAACTTTAGATGGATGCATATATTTTAGTTTAAAACTCCAAGCCTTTGTCATTTTGAGTCTTCGTAGTGTGCCGTAACTCCGAATGGTGCCTTTAAGTTCTTGTCATGATGTCCGTGAATGATGAATACTGTTTCACAGTAGTTTTCATCACCCCAGCTATCCCAAGGATAACCATCTGTAAACATTATGAAACGTTTTGGATTAATACCGTTCTCTTCCATATATTTCCAATTCGCCATAAAGTCTGTTCCGCCACCGCCTTTAATTTCGTAGTGTTCAAGTTCACTACCATTATCAGCAGTAAAGTCTGCTTCGTTATATACTTTAGTATCAAAGCACCATAGCTTAATTCTGTAGTCCTGGTACTCTTGCATAATGCCTTGTACTTCACTTAGAAACACTTTAGCTTGATCGTTTCCAATTGATCCACTCATATCAATTCCAATACAAATATCAATAGTTGTATCAAAAGTCATACCTGGAAGAATTGCTCCCGTGTGCCATCCTTTACGTGAAGGACGTTGGAAAGAATAATCATTTTTAATAGTGCTTTGGATCTGTTGACGTAACAGTTCACGCCAGTTCATTTTAGGTTCAGTAAGTTCTTTAATAAAACGATCAACTTCACCAGGAACATTACCAGCACCTGCGGCCTGTGCCGCCCCTAGCATACTTTCCTTAACTTCATCACGGATTTTACGAAGTTCGTCTTTAGAATATTTTGGCGGTCCTTTTTTGTCTTTCTTCTTGTTCTTTTTATCTTTAGAATTAGATGGGCTTTTATTTTCGTTATCTTTATCCCAATCAATATGATCATCAAGCAACTCGCCTAATTGCTCAAGTTCTTCTTCATCATATTTCTTATAAAGCTCATCGTAAACTTTCTCACTAGTCCAACCTTCATATTTGAAGTCTTGGAAAATTTGTATATCTTTTGGTTTTGTTCCGATTGAATCACGCACCAAAGTATTATTAACAATATAATCTGATGCAATATTATGAACCTGTGGATCTCTATCTTCACGTCTTGTCATATGATCAAAAACGCAATGAAGAATTTCGTGGGCTATAACAAACTCAATTTCTTTGTTTGTCATTTTAGCGAAAAACTGTGAATTATAAAATAAGTGTCTACCGTCAGTTGCGGCAGTTCCACACCAGTCATCACATTCTTTTATAATAAGCCTTGTAGCCATATTACCAAAAAATGGGTGGCGTAAAAGTAATCCAACTCGTGCTACGATAATTTTGTCCAAAACTTCAGCTCGAAGATCTTTCAATTCTTCTGGTGAAAGTTTAACTTCTTCTGTTTTTGGTTTGTCTAAAGTAATTGTAGTCATCTGTGCCATTCCTCAATTTCTTATTATATGTATATTATACTATATTTAATGTTCATTGTCAACCGAAAAATGGAAGGGGATTAATTAAAATCCCCCTCCAAATGACGCCTGTTAGGCCGACGCCTCGCCTTGTGCGGCTTTAATATACTTGCCAAAACGTTCATGGAACTCATCAAAACATTCAACTTCGTCTGGATCGATTGGAAGTTGATATTGTGTAAGAGCTAATTTGATACCCATAACTACTAGTTCAGTATCAAAGTTGTCCATTGCGAACCTTAAGAAGTTATTAACTTTGTCATCAAACTTCTTATCGTTCTTATCACAAGCTTCTTTAAGCTCGTAGCATAAAGAGACTGTTAAGGAATACATGGCACTGATTTCTTTAGTCTCTAGCTTCTTAACCTTCGCAGTAAGAATGTCGCTTGGGTTAGGAAGATCTGCGGCTACTTTTCTGTGAGCCATGAATTTTACAGCAAGTCCTTCGCCTACTGCACCACTAACTAAATCTGTAGTGGTGTTCTCATCGTCGTCATCTTCCAAAAGTTCGGAAACAAACGACCAAGAACGGGGTGTAGCAAATGAACGACTCGGTGATTTTGGATCAAAATCATATAAGTCCTTCTTGCTAAATGTTAGGTAACCAACTACATCCTGGTGTTGGTTGTTTTTTACTGCCCACTCAAACCAGTCATCAAAATCAACTTTAAGTTCTAAGTGAACAAAACGGTTAGCCAACGGAGCAGGCATTCTATATGTAACGCCTTTATCAGCTTCTCTATTACCCGCCGCAACGATCAAAACGTTGTCAGGTAATACATAAGTGCCAACCCTACGATTTAGGATTAACTGATAAGCCGCCGCCTGTACTGCTGGTGCCGCCGAATTCATTTCATCCAAAAACACAATAATATATTTGTGCTTTTTAGCCATCTTAGCATCTGGCAATTCGCTTGGGGGTGCCCAAACCATTGTACCTTGCTTTGAATCGAAATAAGGGATACCTTTAATGTCTGTTGGTTCCCATAAGCTCAAACGTATATCGATAACGTGAGCTTCCATATTATCGCCGATCTGTTTAACGATGTCTGATTTTCCAATACCTGGGGGACCCCAGATAAAGATTGGACGTTTCTTTTTAAATGCTCTGACAACACTTGCCTTTGCATTATTTGGACTTACTTGCCTTACTGCTAGATTTTCCATTTATTTGTACTCCTTCTTTTGCCTTTGTTATGTTCAGTGCCTTATTGTTATATACATTATACGTTCATTATCGTCAAAGGTCAACCAGAATCTGCGAAAAAAGTGTGGTTTTTTAAGAAAAAATATGTAATAAAATCAAGAGTTTACAGTTTCATTTGTCCGTTTTAGAGCTTTATTCAATCCATATTTTCGGACATCTCCTGAAAATAGATGTAATTCGAGTGCTTTTTTCTCGTTTAAAACTGTAACACTTCTATTAGTAAGGTAATATGGACAATCTATAAACTTATCCAAAAAAATTACAATTTGGGTAGTCACTTTAAAGTTCTCTGGAAATGGAACTTCGTAATTTGTTAACTCTAACTTATTCACAGTAAAGTCTAATCCGTCTTCAGTTAATCGTAATCCTCCAACTTTTTTTGCTCTAGTATTCTGCCACCACATAGGCATATATTCTTTTAATGTACTTTCATTAATTGAGATGCCTGCTTGTTTTAAGAATACCTTGGTATAGGTTTCTTTTAAGTTCATTTTTCTACTACTGTTTCACCAGATACTAGTTTGACTACTGTAAAATCTTCAGAGTTAAAAAGATCATTAAGTTTCTTTGCAAGGTTGTGAGCATGACCAGGATTACTAAAACTAACCTTCTTATATTTTGGCCCTGGATAATTTGTTAATACATTTGACGATTTTAAATTGAATGGTTTGTTTTTGTGGAAAACCGCCCATATGGCTTCTGCATCCAAAACTTGTTCTGAACGATAAGTTTTCTTATTAACGTGCTCTAATATTATCTCTGGCTTTGGCCTACTCATAATTTATTCCTGTTATCTACTACTATTATTTATCTCAATATAGCAGTTATATACGCAGTTTACTTTACGAGTAAAACTATGTTATAGAGGGGTTATTTCCAGTCTCCGCCGCCATCCATTGTAACGTTAACGACATCTTCTGTTTTATTAGCTTGATCTATTAGCTTTTCTAAATCACCGTGTAATCTAGACATTACACTAGCTATTGTGAATGCGAGGTTTTTAGCTTCTTTTAATTCTATTTTAACTTCAACTTGCTTAGAGTTATCGGCAACCTTTACTTTATCAATAAATTGTTGTAAAGGAATAGTGTTTAAAGGTTTAACGGTTTGCACGACTTAACTCCTGACGCATTTCTAATTCAGTTTTAAAAGGTCCTTTGTGTTCATATTTTTCTAAAGTGACTTCTTTCGGACAAAAACTTTTAACCCAACCCTTGTCAAAATGGATTATAAAGTATCCTGCACAATATAAACTTTTAGATTTTTTGCTTTTAGTAAATAATGCTCGTTTCTTTTTAAGATCATACATAGCATTGTAAGGTACTGTACTAGTTGCTAAATGATAAATTTCTTTTGAAACTGTTTTATTAGCATCACTTATTGTAGCAGAACTCCAAAGAATTTCACCGCCGATTCCTTCTTTAAGATCTGGTAAGCAATTATAATATTCAGTTCTTGACCTGCAACCTACTGGTTCACATGGTCGCTGACAACAATACATATAATGATTGTTTTCGTCTTTAGATAATGTGCCTAGTTTTTTTCCGTGAACAGCATCTTCAATTATCCAGAATTTATTTTTTAAAATTTCCTTTGCTTTTACATCTGTCATAATACAGGGTACCTCGCTTGTAATGGCTCAGCATACGCCTGAGCATTATCAGTTATTCTTTGCATATCATAAATTGCACAGAATTTCATTAATCGCAAACCTACTTGCGGTATGTTTTTAGGTTGTGCGTTTTCAATTATTGTATTCTTAATTTTTTCTTTAATATATTCAGGTTGTGCAGTTAAGTCACATAGTTCTACATTTCTATTATAATCATCTAATACTCTATGCTCTTTGCCTTCATGATCAACCCAACGTTGTAACATCAAATTATTCCAACTGTAACCTTTTGTAGTCATATCATTAAATGCTTCTTCTAAGCCTACCTTGTTTCTTGTGCCTGATTTTCTTACACCAGGATATGCAGAAAAGACATTATCACTAGTATCACCTCGTACACATTTTTCAAATAATAGCCATTCTGGATTAGGTGCTGGTTTATCTTTTCCTGTCTTTTTATCGATTACTCGTTTTCCTTTTTCGTCAAAATATCCTTCGTGTGTAATAGTTACATTTGACACACCGTTATATTGACACACCTTAGGTGAAATTAATTGTGCAAAATCACCATCTGTTGATATAATTGCGTGTTCGTCATTAGGATGATGGTCAATCCAACCTGCAATTAAATCATCAGCTTCTAATTCGTCATGCTGTAAAACAGTACAATTTGTTTTATTTGTTATAAAGTCTCTAAAGTTATCAAACGTTTCCCAAAAGACTTGTTCTTCTTCTTGTTCTTTTTCTGTTAGAGCATCACGTGCCGCTTGCCTATTTCTTTTATATGGTTCATAAACATCTT